TCCCATCGATCGCTGCTGGGCGATCGCCAGGTCTCATCGCGCGCGAATAACCAACCTTGCGGCGGTGGCTCTCTCAAGCTGTCGAACTCCCGAGCCTTGCCACATCCGCCGCAGATCCGCCTGAATCGATTACCCACGGCGCAAACCTGGCACCGCACCCACGACCGCAATCGGTGACGGCGCGGCCGCTTGAGCGTACGCTGCCTCGCGCACCTGCTCCGTCACGGTCAACAGCAAATCGAGTAGCTGACGTGGCGGCATCGGTGACTGGATGCGCATGCCCTGCGGTCCGGCGAACAGGCCGAACAAGAGCTGCTCAGTCGGAACGTGATTCTCGTCGTTCATCGGTGGTCTCCTCGTTTCGAGCGCGCACGCAGCTCGGCGGTGATCTCCGCGAGCTCGTCAGCGCCCATGTTGCAGTACTTGAGATACGGGTCATCCGGGTGCTCGCGCTCGTCGAACTCATGATCACCCTCGCGAATCTTCTCGAGCGCCGCGCTCACCAGCTCCTCGACGCCTTGCCGGCGATTGATGCCGAGCAGTTCAGCGATCGCGCGTGAGGTCGTGGCGCCACGGTCCGCCACGTCGAGCGCGCACGTCTCGGGCATTTCGCGCAAGACGTCGGCGATGTCGTCCTCGCTCGACTCGTCGAGGGTGCGTGTGAAGTGCAGCTGCGCCTGGCCCGCGAGCTTCTCTTGTGTGCGTGGGTTGACTGCCTGGGCTCCAGTGTCGAGCAACAGGTGAAAGCGGCACGACACCAGCGGGCACGGCCGCGCACCATCACGGCACTCAGACCGCGATTCGGGAAGCACGCGCAGTGCCCGTGCGCGCACCATCACGCGGCCACCAACTGCAGACGTCCACACGCGTGCGCGTGCGATCTACCCAGGGAGTCCGGTCGGCCCCCTACCTCCCAACCAAAAACGCAAACTCCTACGCGATTTCGCGTGCTCCCGTAGCGAGAATTACAATATATCCCCTCTTTTCTGGATATATCTCTAACCCCTATTATAGGTAGGGACGGTAGGGAGGTAGGGACAGTACCCGGGATGATTGGTGTTTTCGGTCCCGACCTTGTACCCCTACCCCCTACCACAGACATGTCTGTGTCCCGACCACACCGTGTTTGGTCCCGACCTGTCCCTACCTGGTCCCTACCGGTCCCGACCCCCCGGTAGGGACCAAAAATCATCGCGTCCATGTGCGAGATCTCCCTTTCGGTTTCGGGCCGAGTTTCCAGGGTGGACGTGCGCGCTTGAGGATCGCCGCCACGCGCATATCGTCACCCCGCTGGCACTGCGCGCGGGGCTTGTGAATCACCTGCTCGAGGACGTCAGCCGTCGTGAACGCGACAAGCTGGCGCTCGGCCCATTCCCACACGGCGTCATCCCATGGGTCGGTGGTCTGGTGTTCTTCGTGGATCGTGTCGAGCGCTCCGCCCTCGTCTTGACTCAGGACCCATGGTGTGCATTCGACGTCGGCGCCGGCACTTGACCATGCATCATAAATGTGCCTCGCCTCGGCCCAAAGCTGGTCACGCTGGGCGCGGAGAGCTGCGCGATCGACGGCGGTCACACGCAGTGGCCACCAGCGGCGGTTGCCTTTCTCGTCGACGAGAAATTCTGTAGTCTCGGTGGTGCCGGCGACGACGAAGCCGCGGGGCACGTCGACGGGACGGCGCCCGTACATCGGAATGTAATTGTCCGTCGACGATGACACCCACCCCTTGGCGGCATTGATGTCCTTGGCGCGGCGCAGGACCTCGAGCTCGGCCCACTCGTAGATCCAGGCGTAGCGGAGCACCTGCATCGACTTCGGGTTCGTGATATCGAGCGCAGTGTCAATGAACCATTCGCCGCCGAGCACGCGGAAGAAAGTCGACTTGCCAAGTCCGGTGGGGCCGACGAGGATGAGCGCCGTATCGACCTTGCAGCCGGGCAGCACTGCGCGGGCGACGGCGCTCACCATGTAGCGCCGCACGAGCGCCTGGTTGAGCACGGTCCGCTCAGTGCCAAGAATGTCCTCTGCGACTGAATCGAGGCGCGCCACGCCGTCCCAGTGCAGCGCTAATAGGTATTCGCGCACGGGATGATAAGGTCGCCCCCGGGCGACTTGTAAGAGCGCCGAATGAATGTCAGCCGTCGACTGCTTCATGCCTTTCTGCGCACCGCTTGGATCGACGCCACCAGCGAAGCAGCGCTCTATCTCGCCTCGCACCGTTGACTCGTTGACTTCGTCAAGCGGCTGGCGATTGAGCATCATCTGGCCGGCCATCTCGTTGAATTCGAGACGCGCGTCGGGGCCGAGGATGTTGCGATCATTCGCCTCGATCAGTTGCAGCGTCGTCAGGTACGAGTTGTTGCGGTAGACGCGCTTGCCGTGGTCGATCGGCACGACATCGGCAGCTGGCGCACCGTCGGCTCGGGCGCTGGGCGCAGTCGCGCGCGGTGGCGACAGATAGTTGAGCTTGCGCAATACGTCGATCGGCTTCACGCCGTTTTCGTGTGCGTAGAGGTCGAGCGAGTCGCCGTGGTAGCCGTTCGGCCCGTGAATGCCGATGCCGTCAGGGTGGTCTGTCGAAAAGCAGTACCAACGCTGGTCGTCGCCAGGCATTTGGCCGAATGAGGCCTTGTCACAGCACACGGGACACGGCGCCGAGTTTCGCGGCAGGTCGAGCACGTGGTCCCGGTTGAAGCTGGCGATCGCCGACGCGATGCTCGGCGCAGGCGCAGGGCGTGGCGCGCTGGGCGCTGGCAGCGGGGCGGCGATCCCGAGCCACTGGCGCGCCAGCTCGGCGACGTCATGGGGCACGCCAGGCGCCCATGCGCCAATGCTTACGGCTTCCAGGGCGGCAGCATCGTTCAATCCACCATGACGCATGAGCAGGGCTGCCGCGGCGAGCTTGCGCACGGCGCGCTGCAGCTGCTCGGCATTACTGACGACGGGCTCATCATCGCCGTCGAAGGCGATTGCCTCGCCAGACTCGTGCACGCTCGGCGGGAACACGGTCTGACAGCCCGTCGAGCGCAGCTCGAGGATGGTGTCGCCCTTGGGCTTGCCGTTGACCATGCGCCGATAGACGAACTTCTCTGTCGTCGCGCCGCTGGCGCGATACAGCCAATGCGAGCGCCGTGAGCTCGCGCGACCGAACGTCGCCGTGGCTGGCAGGAACTCTGACGCGATCGCGACGGCCTCGGGGCAGTCGAGATCGATGTCGACCACCCAACCTGACGGCTCGCCGAGCAGCACGCCATAGTTGCACTCGGCGCCGTTGAAGCGCTCGAGCGCAGTCTCACGCGTGACGCGTTGCCAGTGCAGAAAATCGGGAGCCTTGGTGCGCAGTGGGATCGGGATGGGTACCATCCCGCGCGCGATGAAGCGCTCGGCCTCGGCGCGCATTAGCCCTCGACGACGTACTGCAGCTCAAGGGCCTGGCACACCGGCACGATCGCCTCGGCAAGTGACCGCGCCAGGATGTACAGGCCGCCATAGCGCTCGATCTCGGCCTGCCATAGCTTCTGTTCAGGCGTCTGTCGCCCGCGCTCGGCCTTCAGCTCGACCTCGAGCCGCCGACCGCTCGGACCGAGCAGACCAGTGAGATCCGCCTGGCCGGGCGTGCCGAACTTGAGCACGCGCCCAGAAGCGCCGTCGCGTGCTCCGCCGGCGTTAGAACGCCACGCTCGCACGCCTGGCAGCTCATTGAGCCGCGCGAGCACCAGGCGCTGCAGAGACGCCTCGGGGAGCGCATCGTGATGCGGAATGCGGATCATTGACGCTTCCAGCGTCGCCAGAGGATGACGACGCCCGCGATCGGGATGCCGAGCGGCAAGCACGAGAAGAGCAGCAGCGCTGCGATGCCGCGCGCTTTCATGCCACACTCCGCGCGCGTTGCTCGCAATAATTGGCCGCCACCAGCGCGCGGCTCATCACCGGCGGCACGCCGTTTCCGCACATGCGGACCTGCGCCGTCTTGGTCAGCGCTTCCCCGTCGGGGCCAACATCGATGACGTAGCCGTCGTGGAAGCCCTGCGCGCGGAATAGCTCGCGTGGCACCAGCATGCGCATGCGACGTCGCATCACGCAGCCTCCGTCTCACGCTTCTTCGGTGGCAATGGCACGAACGGTGATACCGCCGGCTGCGCGTGCTCGAGCAGCTCGTCACTGAAACGCGGCCACACGCCGAACGTCTCGCGATAGGCGTGCGCGGCGAAGCCTGCCTTGAATCCACGCCGTGCAGCCACGTCGAGCAGGCGCAGGTACTCGGCCGCTTTCTCTTCCGACGTCGCATGCGCTACGCGCACGAGCTGTGCGTCGCTGAGGTCATTGCGCAGACCGCTCTGTGCTCTCATCGCGCGAGCTGCGCGGATCTGATCGGCCGACAGGCGCTTGCCGTCTACCACGACCTTGCTGGCGCGGGCCGCGGCCTCACCTGCCGCTGCGCGCTCGACGGCAAGCGCGATCAGCTCGCCGCAGCTCGGGCACTTGCCGTCGCTACGGATCGAGCCGAACAGAAACTTGCAGAACGGACAGGTGTGCATCGCCCGATCGCGCTTGGGCGTTGCTGTCAGTGAGTAGTCGCGCTCATCGTCCGGGAAGCCAAAACGAAGAACATTCCCCGAATGGCAGTGAATCAGCGCTTTTTGTTTCCCCGTCGACGGACTTGGCCGTAGACCGCGACCGATCATTTGAAGATGGAGCGACAGCGACTGCGTGGGCCGAGCGAGCATGATGACCTCGACGGGGCAGCAGTCGAAGCCCTCGGTCAACACACCGACCGAGGCCACAACGCGCAATGCGCCGCTCTCGAGGTCGCTCAAGATGCGCTGACGCTGCAGCTTTGGCGTGTGGCAATCGAGGTGCGCGGCGGGAACGCCTGCGCGAGCGAACTCGTCGATCAGGCTTTTGCTGTGAGCCGTGTCAACAGGGAACAGGATCCCCCGTCGCCCACCGCCATGGATCAGATACTCGTGTACCACATTGCCGACGAGCACGCTTGTGTTGCAGGCCTCGGCCAACTCCTTTTGATGGAACTCGCCAGCGACCATAGAGACGTCATGCAGCTGTGGTGAGTCATACGCATATGCCTCGTAGCCAGTCAGCGCTCCAATGGCCATCAATTCAGCCGGCGTTGCTGCAAGCACCGATTCCTCAAACACCTCGGCCAGGCTGAGCTTGCCGAGGCGCCAGGGCGTCGCCGTCAGGCCGATGACGATCGCATGCGGGTAGCGATCAACGATTGTGCGATAGCTGTTCGAGATCGCGTGGTGCGCTTCGTCGACAAAGATGACGTCGGCCGGCGGCAATTGCTCAAGGCGGCGCGCCAGGGTTTGCACGCTCGCCACCTGGACCGGGAAGTAGTCGTCCCTGCGACGGTCCGTGCCCATCAGAACGCCAGCGTTCACGCCAAATCGACACAGCTTGTCGAAGCACTGATCAATCAGTTCCCGTCGGTGGGCGAGAAAAAGCACTCGCTTGCTGCGAGCGACTGCCGACCGAATCATCTCCGCGGCGATGACTGTCTTCCCTCCCCCCGTGGGGCAGATCAGGAGAAGGCGCAGGATGCCAGCGGCAACGTACGCGCGCAGTTGATCGATCGCGCCGACTTGATATGGCCGCAGTGTCAGGCTCATGCGATCCCGTGCCTCTTGAGATATTCAATCGCCCTGCTCAGCAACTCGATGCGGTCCTGAGCGCTCCCGATGATCCAGTTGCAACGTGAACAGAGGAGTTGTCGGACGCGCCCCGTTTGATGGCAGTGATCGATGGCGAGATTTCTGACGCTGCCGTCGCGTTTGGCGACTACACTTTCAGGCTTGTTGCAGATGGCGCAGAGTCCAGCCTGATTCGCGGACATCGCGGCATATTGCCCTGGCGCTAGTCCATACTCCCGGCGTCGCTGCCGATCGCGATGTTTCTCTGGATCTTTCCAGTATTGTTTCTTGTTCGCGGCTCTGCAGCGTTCGGGGTTATTCGCCCAGTCCTTTTTTCGATAAGCGCGGCACCTCTCTGGATTGCGAGCACGCCACGCGCGCGCGTATTCCGCACTTTTTCGACGGGTCTCCTCTGTGGTCGAGCGAGCCATCGGCGTCAGGCGACCAGCTTCTCGAGCTGCGTGAGCAGTTCACCGGGCGTGAGCCAGCCGCGTCGCACGCAATGCACCAGCGCGCGCACGTCGCTAGCCAGCTCCGCTGGCGCCGTAGACGTCTGCACCTTCGGCGCGCGCGAGGCCTTCGCGATTATCTGCTTCGTCCGCCTCTGGGGGGGGGTATCGAGTAGGTCGGTATTGCTCTGGGCCGCCTTGAATCCGCGCTTGGTGTCACGGAATGCGATCACGGAGGCGCGCTTGAAGAGACGAGGGGCGCGCGATCCGTTGCCGTCCGCTTTCGATTCGATCTTGCCCTTGCGGCCAAGTCCCGTCGTGCCGTTGAGCGACATGCCGAGCAGCTCGGCGGCTTCCTTGGTGGTGACCCATTCCTTTGCCATCGTGTTCTCCTCGGCACCGCTTCGAGCCGCGCCGTGTTCCGGGCATCCGTAATTCACCGCAGGCGCGGTGCGCGCCTCGGAGTCGTGCCTCTGCGCGCGCACCGCGCCTGCGGTCGACTCGGTCGCCACTTCGTCTTCGTCCTCGTGCACGGGCGTGAACGGCAGCTTGTAGGCGGTGACGCCGCTGAAGCTCGTGTACGACGTCAGGAGCTTCTGCTCGAGGCAGTAGTCGAGCACCAGCTGCAGCGTTTCAGGCTGCCAGTTCTTGCCCATGGCGAAGTGGCCGAGCGTGCCTCGCTTGACCGGCGGCTTCGACGACTTGACGAACGTGACAAGCGACTGCGCGCGCTCACCATAGATCTCGTCGCGGCTCTGTTGCTCGTCGCTCGTATCCTCGGCCTCGTCGCTCATGCGTCCTCCATCAGCTCGCGTAACAGTTCGATCGCGTGCCGCTCGACGAGGCGCACCCACTCGCGACTGCGCTGCATCCTGCTGCCGATCTCCTCTAGCGTCGGCTCGCTCTCGGAAAAACGCAGCGCGATCACGCGGCGCATCGTCGTCGGCAGCTGCGCGATCGCGCGCGTGAGCTTGGCGCGCAGGTCGTCGTCGATCTGTACCTCGGCGGGGCTAGGGCTATCGCTAGCCAGCTCTTGCCAGTTGTCGAGCTGGTCAAGTGGTAGCGGTGCCTGCTTGAGCACTGCGCGCCACGCGTCGACCTCTTCGGCGTCGAGGCCGCACGTGCGCGCTAGTTCTTCCGATGACGTGTCAGACCACAGGCGCCAGAACAGATGATTGATGCGCTGATTGTTTTTCCAACCTGCCGCGCGGGTGATGGCGAGTAGGACACGCGAGCGCACCCAATGCCCTGCGTATGTGCCGAATGCGAGACCCCGCGACGGGTCGAATCGCAGCGCCGCCTCGACCAGCCCAAGCATGCCCCATCCGACAAGATCTTCGGGTGCGAGTGTTGACCAGTGATACTTGCTCGCGATCTTGATCGCGAAGTGGCGATAGTTGATCACGAGCTGTTGCTGTTGAAATGTGAGCACCGGCGACGAGGGGGCCGTGCTCTTCTTCGTCGCCGGTGCCATGGGCTACGCGCCCGCCTTGGTGAAGTCGATGTAGTACTCCTTGCCGAGCTCGAAGTACTTCGATGCCTCTTCGTTGACGCAGCCGAGGAGCAGCTGACCCGACGGTGACGCGGCCCAAAACTTCGTGTTCTCGTGCGCGGGGTCGCCGTTGCCGTAGACGGGGCTCATCACCACCGTCTGCATCTCGGCCGGCCCTGTCTCCCAGTAGCCGCGCTCGTTCTTGATGAAGTTTCCGTCGGCGTCCTTCTTCTGACGCGAGGACATCGTGCGCTCGATCTTGTCGACCTTGAACTTCGCTCTAACCATGTTGCCGCTCCTGTTCACTTCGCTTGAGGTTTTGCTTCCACTCTTCGGTTGCCGTCTCGGAGATCGCCGGTGAGCGCACCGACGGCTCTGGCTGTCCATCGTCGGCTGCGCTCGCGTGGCTTCGTGTGTGCGACGACGCCACCTTGCCGCCGCGATAGGTAGCCGGTTGCACCGCACAGCGTGCAATCGTACTGAGCGCGCTCGCCGACGGTTGGCTGCCATTTGTGCGTGCAATCGTTCATCGCAAGCGCTCTTGAATTCGCGCGATCTCACGCGTCGCGAGATTCAGCGCCGTGCGCACCTCTGCCATCTCGTCGGCGTGCTTGTCAGTGAGCGTGGAGCGCGAGCTGCGCAGCTCGGCTGCGATCGCCTCGAGCTGGCCAAGACGCGCACGGTGCCGCCGCTCGTCGTCCATGGCGCGGATGAGCGCGCGCTGTAGATCGGGGCGGGTCATTTGCTCCGCCTCGCGATCTCGCGGTCGACGTACCAGCGCGCCTTTTTCAGATCCTCCAGCGCGTCGCCCTTGAGCCCCGCGCGCCACAGATACTTGATCGCGTTGCCGACGTTGAAGCACATCGTCTCGACGATCGTGATGCACTCCACGCCGCTTGGATGCGACGCGTAGTGGGGGGGGTGATCAATCACGTCGTGCTTGGGCTTGAATGACGGGCACTCGCACGGTGTCGACAGGCAGGCTCGACGTAGTCCCTCGTGCTGTCCCTGCGTGTGACCGCAGATGCAGGGCAGACTGGTATCACTCACGCGCATCCCCCTGACGCAGCCACACGCCGGGCTGCATTGCAGACGCCTGCAGAAGTGCGCGCTCTATATCGGGACGATCGAGCGCGAGCCGGCGCAGCCATCCCATCTTCGGCCGCTCGACGACGAGCGCCTCTGAATGCGGCTCGCCTGAGTCGACGCCGGTTAGCCCCCCCCCAGCAGCGAGTGCGAGCGGCTCGCCGGTGACGCCGACGAGAAAGCGCAGCACGTCACCGGGGGCGAGGACGATGACGCCGTAGCGTGCGGTCGGTGACCATCCGCGCGGGAGCAGCTCAGTCCAGCTCGGCGGGACCATGGCGAAGGCAGCAATGTGACGGCGCAGTACCAGGTGGTGCCGATGGCAGAGCACTGGCCGCTCGAACATGCGATAGCGCGCCTTGCAGCGTCCACCGCCTCGCGCCACCGAGGCCGAGCAACGCACACCACTGGGCGCGGGATGGTGCCTCACTGCGCAGCCCTCCGCTTCGCCTCGGCGCGCGTCCAGTCGCTGCGCTCGCACTCGGCGCACAGTTGCACGCGCACATCGCCGAGCTGCACGACGCGGACCTTGAGCCGAGCAGTCGACGGACGGCGGCAGACACTGCACGTCATCGTGCGGCCCCCACACGCTCGGCGATCGCGAGCAGCTGCGCCTTGCGCTTGTCGAAGCGGATGCCCTCGAGCCAGCACGTCAGGTGCTTGCGCCGGGTCCGTTCGTCGCGTGTGAGCGGACGGTCGGGCACATGGCGCACGTCGACAACGTAGAAGCCGCCCCATGGGCGAGACTCGATCGTCGAGATGATCACGACTGGCCCTGAGAGCGTTGCTCGCGCTCGACGCGTCGACGCTCATAACAGGCTGCGCAGGGGCACGTCTTGCCGACGAACACGAGCGCCTGCTCGCTGGTGACCCGCCCCTTATCGGCATCGCGCCGCAATCGGATATCAATGGCGCATGCCTCACCGTCGAGTACCGATGGTGGGTGACCACGCCAGCTCTTGGGTAGATCGCTCACGACGCCTCTTTCTGTCGGCGTGCCCGCCGAGCTGCACGCTGGCAGCGGATCGAGCAGTACGACGCTCGCCGTTGCCGACGGCAATCCGGGATCGGCTTCGAGTCGTGTGCGCACGTCGCGCGCGCCACCACAAACGTCAGCCGCAGAGGAACGAGCCTCACGCGAGCACCAGCGGACCGCGCCCCGTGGTCTGCGCCTCGCGCTCAGAGCAGTTGAGCGAGCACGTCGGCGGCACGATGCGGACGCCACCGACGATGAGCGCGTATTGCGGCGAGTACTCGGCCAGTGGATAGCGGCACCACCAACACGCCGACGGCTCGTGCGTGACAGCGCGCTCGAGGCGGATGCCGGGCATCACGCGCGCACCGCGCGCCAGATGCAAAACAGGCTCAGTCCCAGCTGCATCCCGATGACGGACCAAGCGATCGAATCCAACATCGTCAACTCCCTGCTGCGGCACCGACGAGCGGCGCGCGGTTACTTAAGAGACTCGGCCCTGATTCCCAGTGACGCGGCGATGTCCGCCAGCGCGGCGTCGCGCATCGATGACGGCAGTGCCCGCACCCACGCGAGCGTGGCGCGACCCATCTCTTCGTCTGTCACGCGGCGGCGCGGCACTGGCGCCTCGTAGTCCAGCGCTGCCATGAGCGAGTCGACGAATGCGCGCCGTGCAGCCCCGTGCGCCAGGAGTGGGCCGAGGAAGTCGATGAACGCGCGGCACAGCGAGCCCTTGCCGTCCTCTTTGCGCGCGACGCGTAGATAGGTGTCGCTGCGCGCGGCCCCCATCGCCTCGGCGAGAGCGGCCGGTCCCGTAGTGACATTGCCAGCCTCGTCTTTGTGCTCGAACGATTCGAGCGCGAGCTGCATGGCGCGATAGACCGCGTCGCGCATCTCCACGGGATTGCTACCTGGATTCACCCCGGACGAGATTCCGGGTTCTGTCCGGGTGCCGATCGAAGGCACACCTTGGCTTATGGAATCGCGACGCATCGAACTAAGCTGCCTCGCCGAAAACGAGGACTGTGGGATCGATCGTTCGATCGAGCACGTCGCTGATGGCGCGGGCCAGGTCGCGGCCGGCGGCACGCTCGCCGTTGGCGAGCTCGGAGACGAAGCTCTGAGAGAGCTTGAGCGGCGTGCCGTTCTTCCGTTTGCGGCGCAACCTCGTGACCTTTTCCGCCAGCGCGCCTTGCGTGAGCTGCTCACCTTCGAGCGCCTCGCGAAGCGAACGGTACTTGAACGCCATGGGTAACAGCTTAATCGCAATACGCGATAATTGTCAACGTCACGAATCGCAATATGCGCTAACTATTGCATATAGCGATGGTTCTGGTCACGATCGAGCGGTGGAAGGACAGCTCAGATATGCCGAGATCGTCGGAGCCTTTCTTAAAGAGCAGCGTGAGGCTCGCAAGCTCAGTCAGAAGGCGTTAGCCGGGCGGTCGGGAGTTGCCCAGTCGACGATTAGCGTGATTGAGAGTCCCGACGGTCAGACCCGCTCCGTTAGGGCTGATCACATCGAGAACATCATCGAAGCCTTGCAGCTCGACGTGCTCTTCATGTGTGCCGAGCTGCACCGCATCGCCGACAATCAGCTACGTGAGCGAGCGGGACTGCCGCCATTGCCCGCCACGCCGTCTCCGCGCCCACCTATTGGCGGTGCCCCCCGGACCCGTTTCCTTGGCGCTGCCGCTCGAGATGCCGCAGCAGAAGAAGCAGCGCCGAAGGTAGCTCATCCTTCGCCACAAAGACATCAGCGCCGCAGGCCTCGGCCTCGTAAATGATCTCGTCTCCCGGCCAGCTCGTCATCAGCGCCAGATGACATCGAGGCAGGATCGGTCGCAGTTGCTCGATGATGTCGAGACCATTCTCGTAAGCAAGTAAAAGATCTACCAGTACGACGTCCGGCGTTAATTCTTTTGACACCCTCAGTGCAGACTCGCCATCCGAGGCGACGTACACTCGATGGCCGAGCTCTTCGAGCAGCGAGCGCAGTCCCCGCAGGATCGTGAAATCGTCGTCGACGACTAGGATCCGTAGCATCGGAAATATCCGCCTCCTTGGCGGTTATTCGACCCGCCGTCCCAGCGCAAGCATGCAGGATGCGCGACGACCTGGCGAGAGTTTTACGTTCCATCGCCGCCAATATTCGCCTCTATCGCCGACGGCAGCGACTGACACAAGACCAGCTCGCCGAAATGTCTGACATCGATATCAAGTATCTGCAACGAGTCGAGGCCGCAAAACGGTCTCTATCATTGGGCGTGCTGGTCAAAATCGCAGCCGCTCTGAAGACGACGCCGGCAGCTCTTCTGCGCCGCGCGAGACTGCCGCGCGCTCGGCCTGGACGGCCTAAAAAGATCTGAACAGGTCCGCAGCTATATCGCATAGTGCGATTTTCATAGTTGACGGTTATCGCATATGGCGATAGCTTGTCATCCATGGACATCACGATCGGCTCCCTGGTCCAGTACAACGGCCGCGAATACCTGGTCGAGCGCGCCGGGGCTGATTACCTCGCCTTGGTCGCTGCCGATGGCTACCGCTTCTCGGCGGTGCATCGTCGCTACTGCACGGCGGTGCGCGCGTGATCGCCACCGTCGAGCCTACGGGCGATGCGCTCTACGCCCTCGAGAACGCGATCCTCTGCGAGGACTGCAAGCGCGACGCAGAGGACAACAATGCGCCGACACTGGTCGCCTGCGCCGACTGCCGTCAACAGGCGTGCGAGCACGAGACTGAGCTGATCTGCCGCGGTGACGCGCGATTCGAGCGCCGCGTCTGCAAGACGGCCGAGGGCTGCTTCGCGCGCAGTGATGCGATGGCGGTGCGCGCGTGAGCCGCTGCTACGACTGCGGCGCCCCCTGCGTCGAGGAGGTCTGCATCGAGTGCCTTGCGCTCGCCGATGCGCGCGACTACGAGGAGCGCTGCTGCCGCTCGGAGCATGGCACTGATTGCGGTTGCTGGGAGCTGAGCGAGGCGGCGCTCGCGTGCGAGCTGCGCAAGACATCGCCGATCGAGCACGCGGTGCAGACGTATGCAGAGGTCTGCCTCATGCCGGCGCACGCGCCATTCAAGGCGAGCGAGAAGGCGTTCGCGGCGGGCACGGTGCGGTTGCCGCACTATCCCGGACGCGAGGCCTATCAGGACGACGGTGAGGGTGGGGCGCTTTGGTGTCGCAACTGCGCGGTGTGCACGTCGACGATCTATCTGCACGTCGCGTCGCGGGTGGCCGCGTGAGCGCCGTGGTTAGGGTGCGGCCCAAGAAGTCGCGCCAGCGAATTGCGGGCCCGCTTGTCGACGGCTACCAGATCACCGACGGCCGGGGCGCGGTCATCTGGTGCGTCACGCGCGAGTGCGCCGATTTCATCGCGCAACTGCTCCGCATCGCACCGACAACGGATCCGAACATCTTCCGACGAGTGAACGCTGCTCTGCATGCCGACGGCCGGCCGGGTGTGTGCTTTCCGCCTGATGCTGCGGGCGATGTTATCGGACCGGTGTTCGCGTGACCGCCGCCATCGCCCGCCTTCCCCGAGTCCGCGCCTGCTCGCTATTCGACGACGGTGGCCGTACTGGAGCGCGCTTCTGCGCGGCATGCGGTTTCGCGCGAGCGCTGCACGTCCGCGTCGCCGACTGCTCGAGCTGCGGCGGCACGTTCCCGTCGGCGAGCGGCGCTGGCTTCTCTGACTGCTCACAACACAGGAGGCAATCGTGACGACACCCGAAAGCTGGCGTGACTACCAGGCTCGCCTCGAGCAGGAATCAATTACGCGGCGCCAAGAAATGCACTCGCTGCGCTGGGAGCGCGAGGAGCAGATCGATCGTCTGAAGCGCCAGCTCGCGATCGCAGGGCTGGTCATTCTCCTGGCGCTGATCGCTGGCGTGCTCGGCTACATCATCGGCAGCGGTGGCACGCTGTGACCCTCGAGCTGCTCACCGAGAGTCGCGGCCAGGTCGCGCGTCGCTGTCTGCGTGAAGAGCGCCTCCGCTATGTCGACGGCATCGTACCGGCGTCAATATCCGAATCGCTGCGTTTCGGCACGCTCTGGCATCACGGAATGGAAGCGTGGTGGGTGGCGCATCTCCCCGCGAACAGGGACGCGGATATCGCGTTACCAGCCGCCATCGCGCACATGCGCAATCACGCCACGCCAGAGACCGATGAGTTCGAACTGGCGCGCGCGGAGGTCATGCTCGAGGGCTATGACGCGCGCTGGGCCGATGAGCAGTACGAAGTTTTCGGCGTTGAGCTCGAATTTCGCGCGCCGCTCATCAATCCCGAGACTGGCGCCAAGAGCCGCACCTTCGAGCGCGGCGGCAAGGTCGACGTATTGGTTGCACACGCCGGCCGCAAGTTCATCGTCGAGCACAAGTCGAGCGGCGAGGACATCGCGCCGGGCTCGAGTTTCTGGTCACGGTTGCGCATGGGCGGCCAGTCGGCGGGCTACATCCGCGGCGCTGAGGCGCTCGGCCACGAGGTCGACGGGCTGATCTACGACGTTGCGCGCAAGCCCGATCTGCGCCCGCTCAGGGCAACGCCGCTCGATCAGCGCCGCTACACCAAAGAGAAGACGAAGGAGTGCAAGAGCTGCTTCACCGGGCTGAAGCCCGACTCGTCGGCGTGCGAGGTGTGCGGCGGAAAGGGCAAGATCATCACCGAGCCGTCGCGGCTCTACGCGTCCGATCGCGAGGCCGATGAGACGGTCGACGAGTATCGCGACCGAGTGCGCGCGGCGATCGCCGAGGCGCCCGAGAAGTACTTCCAGCGCGGCCTGGTCGTGCGCCTCGAAGCGCAGATGGCCGAGGCCGACAGTGAGCAGTGGCAGCTCGGCCAGATGCTACGTGAGCACCACCGCCTGCAGCTCGCGCCGCGGAACACGGACGCCTGTCAGCGCTACGGCAACACCTGCAGCTATTTCGCGGTCTGCGCCGGAGAGGCCAGCGCAGACAGTCACCACTATCGCCGGCTCGACTGGGTACACCCCGAGCTGAGCAAGGAGCTCTAAATGAAGTTCGATATCAAGCATCGTTTCAGCGACCAAATTCTCTACAGCGGCGAAGGCGAGACGTTGGCTGCCGTCGTCCAACGGGCGGTAAAAGACGGCGCCAACCTCACCGGCGCCAGCCTCGACGGCGCCAGCCTCACCGGCGCCAGCCTCGACGGCGCCAACCTCACCCGCGCCAACCTCTACGGCGCCAGCCTCACCGGCGCCAGCCTCGACGGCGCCAGCCTCTACGGCGCCAGCCTCACCGGCGCCAGCCTCGCCGGCGCCAGCCTCGACGGCGCCAACCTCTACGGCGCCAGCCTCACCGGCGCCAACCTCACCCGCGCCAACCTCGCCGGCGCCAGCCTCGACGGCGCCAACCTCGACGGCGCCAACCTCTACGGCGCCAACCTCTACGGCGCCAGCCTCACCGGCGCCAGCCTCGCCCGCGCCAACCTCGCCGGCGCCAGCCTCGACGGCGCCAACCTCGACGGCGCCAACCTCGACGGCGCCAACCTCGCCGGCGCCAACCTCGCCGGCGCCAGCCTCGACGGGAATACCGTGCTCCCGACGGGTGAGACCTGGAAGCAGTATCTCGACCAAGTGCTGCCCGAACTGCTCAAGGCTGGCGGAAAAGACATCACCGAAATCGCGAAGCATTGGGACTGTCACACCTGGCAGAACTGCCCGATGGCGGCAGCGTTCGGCGTCAACAGTGAGGACGCAACGCCGCTGCTCCTGCGCCCACGCGTTCGCCAGTTCGTGCAGTTCTTCGACGCGAAGCTCATCCCGTGCCCGGCGACCGTGGCGACGTCTGCACAACCCGAGGCACCGGCCGAGACTGAGGAGGGCACGCCGTGACCCTACCAAAGGCTGCCGCCGCCGCTCAATTGCCGCGTTCCCCGCTCGCGTCGCTGCAGCGTGAGCGCATCAACTCTCCGCATCTCATCGTCGTGCACGGCTTGCCGGGCATCGGCAAGACGGGCTTCGCGGCGCAGTTTCCCGATCCGATCTTCGCGTGCGCCGAGAAGCGTGGCGCCGACGAGCAGCTCATCTTCCGTTGGCCTGACCCGCTCGAGGAGTGGGATGGCGTGCGAGCAATGGTGCGCCGTCTCACCGACGAGGACCACGCGTTCAAGACGCTGGTGATCGATAAGCTTGAGGACGTCGAGCCTGTCTGCTGGAAGGAGATTCTGAAGCTCGATCCGAAGGGCAAGACGATCATGGGCGAGGCCTTCGGCGGCTATCAGAAGGCTTATGATGCTGCCGTCGATCTCGGCTGGCGCGTCCTCGCCAGCGAACTCGAGCGCCTGCAGTCGAAGCGCGGCATGCACGTGGTGCTGATTTCCCATGCTTGCCGGCGCGAGTTCAAAGATCCCATGGTTGAGAATTACGACCGCTGGGAGCCGAACGTCGAGAAGCGCGCGGCTCGATTCTTCGTCGGCTGGGTGCGGACGGTCCTCTTCTTCGACCAGGACGTGGCCACGGCGAAGCTCGACCGCGGCGACACTGCCAAGGCCAAGGTCGTCGAGACCGGCGCGCGTGTGATCCGCACCGAGCGGTCGGCTGCCTACGACGCCAAGAACCGTCTCAATCTGCCGCCAGTGATCCAGATGGGCGCCGATGCCGTCGACGCCTATGCCGCATGGCGTGCCTGGACGGATCCCGGCGAGCTGAAGAAGGCGATCGCCGAGCGAGTCAAGAAGCTGGGCGACTCCGATCTCGCGCCCAAGGTTCAAACCACCGTCTCCGAGGCCGGCGACTTCACGCCCGACCTTGCCCGCATCCTCCATCGTCTGAACGCGCTCGTGAGCGCGAAAGGAGCCTGAACATGATCCCGAATGGACATCATCGCGCGCGCGCCGTCGGCGCCGAGCTCGGCCGTAGTCCCAAGAAGGGCACCGAGCAGATCGTCGTCGAGTTCCAGTTGCTCGACGGCGAGCTCGCTGGCGAGCGCATCAACTGGATCGGTTATTTCACGCCGAACACCAGCGATCGCACTCTCGAGGCGCTGCGCATTTGCGGCTGGAAGACGGACGACGTCACCGACCTCGACGGGCTCACCGATAACGAGGTCTCGCTGGCGATCGAACAGGAGACCTACCAGGACAAGACGCACGCCAAGGTGCAGTTCGTCAATCGGCTCGGATCGGGTTTCAAGATGAAATCTCCAATGAACGACGCCGAGAAGAAGGCGTTCGCCGCCAAGATGCGCGGCCTCGCTGTGAAGTCGCGCAGCGTGCCCAAGCAGGACGGCGTGCCGTCCTCGCAGGGCGACGACAAGCTCCCGTTCTAGCTATCCGCCGCTGGGCGGGGCGGTTATCGAGACGCGGGCGCCGCCCTCCCCGCGTCTCCTTTTTAATGGAGTGCCAATGATCCAGATCAAGCGTTGGGATACGGAAGCGGTCATCTACGAATACGCCGGCGACGACAAGTCGCTTCGCCAGGTTCTCGAAGCTGCAGTGGTGGCAGGAATCGATCTCACCCGCGCCAGCCTCGCCGGCGCCAACCTCACCCGCGCCAGCCTCGACGGCGCCAACCTCACCCGCGCCAACCTC